CGGCTACAAGTTCGGAACCAAGGGCAAGCTCTACCGCGGCAAGAATGCGCGGAAGAAGGCGCTCAAGCAGGCGGCCGCGATCAAGGCATCCGAGGCGCGCGCGGCCGCAGCACGCCATGGCCGGTAGGCGCAGTACCACCCAGCGCGGATACGGCGCCTGGCACCAGCGCCTGCGGCTGCGGTGGGCGCCGCGCGTCGCCGCCGGCGTGGTCGACTGCTCGGCGCCGCTGTGCCTTGCCGAGCAGGCCGGCAGCGGCCGCCGCATCAACCCCGGCGAGCCGTGGGATCTGGGCCACGACGAGACCGACCGGCGCCGGTACGCCGGGCCGCAGCACGCCGCCTGCAACCGGGGCGCACCGCGGCGTACCGTCCCGGACGTCACGCCGGCGGTCGACCCCCAGCCGCGTCCGACGTCGTCGTGGTGACGGCGCGAGAAAAGTTCGGCGACCGGCCAACCCTACTGACCCGCTGACGTCAACTTTTTATGTACGCTGACCTGCGAAAACTCGGCCGATAGCGGCGGCAATTCGCGGGCCCGCGGCGCAATTCGCGGGCGTCTATGCGCTATTCGGGACCGATTTCAAGGGCGTTCGAGGCGCCGGGAGTCGCCTGGCCTCATGTACGGCGCCGGCCATGGCGTACAGGGCGTCCACGTGACCCGCGCCGCGGCGTGCGAACACCCAGGCGTCGCCTCTGGGGGCACGGATCGCGTTGGAGACGTGCGCGATCGCCACCGGGTCGGCATTGTGGCGCAGCTCGGCCGTGTCGACCTGCTCGGCGAAGCCCATACACACCGCGGTGGTCTCCGACTTGATCGGATTCAGGGTCACCCGCCGCGGTGGCCACCGCTTCCCAGGCGTCACACCGCGCGTCGGGTGCTCGAGCGCGACCATCACCGCGGCGGTGGGCCCGCTGGGGAACCACGCGAGCGTGCGCGGCCACAGCCGCTCGACCCAGCCGGGTAGTCCGGCGCGTAGCAGCGCGGTCGACGTCCACGTGGCCACGATCTCGACGTGCACCAGGCCGTCGACGACGGCGGCCGCGGCCAATGTGGCGTGCTTTCCGTCCATGGCGACGTCGACGCAGAGCGCGAGCCGCTGCCGGTGCTCGGCGAGGTCCACTGCCGGCGCCTCGTCGGTCGGGCCGCATGCCGTCCAGGCGGCGAGGTCGATGCCCGGGTCGAGCAGCTCGACCCCGATGCACATGTGCTCGATCTTGAAGCTGTCGAGCTCGTCGCCGCCGGCGAGCTCGGCGCGCAGCGCCTGGCCGAGCAGGGCCTCGGGGTCGATCTCGTCGCGGCCGAGGTCTGGGTTCGCCTGGGCGAGCGCGTGCAGGTCGGTGGGCCGGGAGCCTTCCGGCGCCGACCACTCCAGGAGGCCGAGGCGCCGGTCGCCGACGCCGGTGGTGATGTAGCCCAGTGCCGCGGTGCGGAGGCTCTTGAGGACGACGCCGCGGCGGTCGCCCTGGTTGGAGATGCACCACAGCTGCGCGTGGCGGACGGCGGTCATGGCGCCGTGGACGGCGTCGTACGTGTCGAACGTCTGGTGCTCGCGGATCTCGTCGAGGACGGCGCGGTGGACGGTGTCGCCGCGGCCGGCGCGCCGGTTGGGTGCGGAGAACCGGTAGTGCGCGCCGGCGGTCGTCCAGAAATCCTCCTCGCCGAGCTGCTCGCGGACGTGAACCCGGGGCAGCTCGCGGGCCAGGATCTCGTTGCCCTCGGCGGTGTGGATGACATGTCGCCAGGTCTGCTTCGCCTTGAACCGGTCTGTCGACGTACCGAGCACCAACGGCACGCGTTCGATGAACATCCAGTACAGGGTCACGATCCGGATGAGTAGCGTCTTGCCGTTCTGCCGGGCGACGATGATCAGCACCACGCGGAAGCGCGGCCGGCCGTCCGGGAGGAGCTCGCCGGCGCGGATGACCGCGGTCTGCTGCCACGGCCGGAACGGGTAGCCGATCTCCTCGGCGAAGTCGATCACATCGAAGCCGTACGAGGTATCCGGCGTCAGCTCCCGCAGCGGCGGTGTGAACAGCCGCGGCTCGACGGATCCGAGGACCGGTTCACTCGGCAGCGCGGAGATGGCGGTTGCCATGCCGGTCGCGCAGCTTGTCGAGTGGGCTCGTCGGCGGCTGGTTGCCGAGCTTGTCCCGGATCGCCGCGTACGCCTTCGGGGTGAGGGTGAGCGCGTCCAGCGCGGCGAGGAGCTTCGGGCCGAGGTCGGCCAGGACGGTGACCGCGGACAGCTCCGCGGTGACTTTGGCCAGTGCATCGACCGCGCCATCGACCTGGGAGACGTGGCAGGCGTTGCGGACCTCGTGCAGGGCCTTGGCCATCGGCAGCGAGATGTGCGTGGCCTCGTCGATGCGGGCGGCATAGGCGAGCGCGAGCACGGCGGCCGGCTGGTCGACGCCGCCGGCGTCAGTGACCGCCGTGGTGACCGCCTCAGTCAGGTTCACGCTCGCCCTCCCGCTGCCGTCTTGTAGGAATCCAACAAACGACGTTGTACCATTCGCATAAACGTACGTCATGATCCCGCGATCCCGGGAGGCCTGATGGCCAGTGTCGCCGCCACCGCGCCGCCGGGCTTCGCTGTATCCGTCCGCAAGGCCGCGGCCAAGGCAGCCGCCCGGGCGTACGCGACGGCCAAGGCGGGCGCGGCGTCGGCGGTTGGTGTCTGTGGCCTGGCGTCGCTGACGGTCGCCGCGGCGCTGACCGACCCGCGGCTCGGCTGGGCCGTTGGCGGCGTGCTGGCGGTGTGGTTGGCGTCGCTGCTGCCCGACACCGGCAGGCCTGGCGGCAGGCGGTGAATATCTTCGCCCCGCGCCGGCCGGCCGCCCCACGCAACACAGGCGACCTGATCTCCATCAGCGACCCCGGCGCCGCCCGCCTGTTCGGCGCCTTCGGGTCGGCGGCGGGCGTGCCGGTCAACGAGTACACCGCCATGACGTTCAGCGCGGTATGGCGGGCGGCGCTGACGGTGTCCAGCTCGACGGCGAGGCTGCCGCTGCGGACGCTGCGACAGTGGGGTGCCACGCGCGAGCAGATCCCGTCGTGGATGGACAACCCCGCCGGCGCGGTCGGGTACCGGCCGTTCTCGTGGAAACAGACCAGCATCCTGCACCTGCTGCTCGGCGGCGACTCCTTCCAGCGGCACTTGTACAACCAGGCCGGCGTGCTCGCCGGACTGGAGCCGGTCAACCCGCGCTACGTCACCGCCTACTGGGACCCGGAGCGGCCCGGCGGCAAGCGGTTCGAAGTGTCCCTGTGGGATGGCCACGGGTTCCGGTTCGAGATCCACGACGCCCGGACCATGACGCAGATCATGGGCCCGACCCTGGACGGACTGCGCGGCATGTCGGCGGTTGCGTTCGGCAACACGTCGATCGGTGGGGCGATCGCCGCCGACCAGGCCGCGGCCCATAGCTTCCGTAATGGGCCGATGATCTCCGCGATCGTCACCCCCGACGAGGACCTGGAGGACGGCGATGCCGAGAAGGCATCGGCGGAGATCAACGACGCGCTCGGCGGTACGCAGAACGCGGGCAAGGCCGTGGTGCTGGACCGCAAGTACAACGTCACGCCGTGGTCGATGACGCTCAAGGACGCCCAGTTTCTGGAGTCGCGCCAGTTCTCGATCGAGGAGATCGCCCGCTGGTTCGGGCTGCACCCGGTGTTCCTCATGGACCCAGGCGCCGTCAGCACCTGGGGCACGGGTGTCGAGATCCTCCAGCGCGGGCTGGGCCGGTTCACGCTGCCGCAGTGGACCGACCCCTTCCAGGAGGCGATGAGCGACCTGCTGCCGCGCGGCTCATGGTGCGAGTTCGACTTCCACGGTCTCGAGCGCGGCAGCCCGCAGGACGAGATCAGCCTCATCGTCCTCCAGGTCGACGGCGGCCTCCTCACGATCAACCAGGCCCTGCAGATGCTGAACCGGCCCGGCATCGGCCCCGCCGGCGACGTGCTGCGCCTGCACGGCCAGCCGCTCAACGGCGAGCAGGTCAATCCGGTGTCGTCGATCCCAGCCGAGCCCGGCGCCGACGTCGCCGCACTCATGGAAGCGGTGGCCTGATGCGTAACCCGATCATCGTCGACCCGGTGCTCCTGCCGGCCGGCTCGGTGCGGCGGCCGGGCATCAACCACATCGGCCGCCGCTGGCTACTGCGGGCACCGGACGGTACCCGCGAACTGGGGCGTCGTAGCGAGCCGGGCGACGACGGCTGGTACCGCATCCGCAACGAAGCGCCAGACCAGAACGCACGGGTCGACCTGTTCGACGAGATCGGCTACGACGTCACAGCCGGGGACTTCATCCGCGAGCTGAACGCCATCGACGCGCCGGGCATCGACCTGCACATCAACTCGCCGGGCGGCTCGGCATGGGACGGGTTCGCCATCTACAACGCGCTCGTGGCACACCCCGCGCCAGTGACCGCGCACATCATCGGCGTCGCCGCCTCCGCCGCCTCAATCATCGCGATGGCCGGCGATGAGGTCGTGGCGTACCGGCCGTCACAGATGATGATCCACCGCGCGGGCAGCGGCGCCTGCGTGTTCGGCAACGCCGACGACATGCGCGAAGGTTCGGCCGAGGTGCTGACTATGGCCACCTCGCTCGACCAGATCGACACCCAGCTCGTCGACCTGTACGCGCGCAAGGCCGGCACCGACCCGGCGCTGTGGCATGAAGCCGTGTGGGCCGAGACCTGGTACGGCCCGGATGAGGCGCTGGCCGCCGGCCTTGTCGATCGGATCGCCGGCGACGACCAAGACACCCCGGCCCCGGGGTCAGGGGCGAGCAACAGTACCGAGGCGCATCTCGCGCGGCGGTCGCACATCGTCCGGGCGAGGGCTCGGCAACTCCACCTTGGAGGGGAGTAATGCGCAGCACAGACGACATCCTCGCCGACATGAGCACCCTGCTCGACGGCGCCGCCGGGCGGGACCTCACCGACGACGAGATCAACGCCTGGGAGACGCTCGACACCGAGCTGAAGGCGGCCCAGCTCGCCGAGGCACGCGCTCGCGCGACGGACACGGGCAGCGGCAGCGGCGACGGCAGCGAGCCGGTCCCGGCCAACGAGCCGGCCCCGGCGACCGCCAGCGCCGCGGCCCGCCGGCAGGCGTCCGCCTCGATCCGGGCGCAGCACAAGGCGTACAACACGATCGTGGTCCCGGCGGGCCGGCCGTCGAACAGCCCGCGGCCGCAGGACAGCCTGGAGAAGGCGTTCAACCACTACCTGCGCACGGGCAAGCCGAACTCCGACCTGATCGCGCCCCAGAACGCGCAGGGCACCGACACCGGCCCCGCCGGCGGCTACCTGGTGCCCGACGGGTTCCGGGACAAGCTGGTCGACCGCATGAAGGCCTTCGGCGGGCTCGCCACCGTGGTCGAGGAGCTCACGACCACGACGGGTGAGAACCTGCTGTGGCCCACGATCGATGACACCGCCAACACCGGCGAGGTTGTCGACGAGGGCGGCACATTCTCCGGCGGAGCGGACCTGGTGTTCGGCGAGGGCAACATCGGCGCCTACCAGTACATGGCCGGCGGCGCCGGCGGCGTGCCGCTGCGGCTGTCGCTGCGGCTGGTGCGCGATGCCCGGGTCGACATCGAGGGCCTCGTCTCCGGCAAGCTCGGCATGCGCATGGCCCGGATCCAGGCCACCCACTGGGTCACCGGCACCGGTGTCAAGCAGCCGCAGGGCATCACCACCGGCAAGACCGGCATCGAGATCGCGGCGAACACCGCGGTCACCTACGCCGACCTCGTCCACTTCGTGCACCAGGTCGACCCGGCGTACCGGGACAACGCCCGGTGGGCGTTCAACGACGCCTCGCTCGAGGTGATCCGCACGATCGAGGACGACAACGGCCGCCCGATCCTCAAGGGTTCCACCGAGGGTGCGGCGACCGGCGCCGGCGGCGAGACATTGCTCGGCTACCCGGTCACCATCGACCAGGCGTTCGCCAACCTCAACAAGTCGTCCAACACGGTCAACTGGGGCGTCTTCGGCGACCTGGAGGCGGCGTACCTGCTGCGGCGGGTCGAAGAGGTCGCGATCGTGGTCAACCCGTGGACCCGGGCGCAGTACGGCCAGATCGAGTACTCGGCGATCGCGTGGGCGGACGGCATCGTCCAGGACACGAACGCCTTCATCGCCCTGACCGGCCAGGCCTGATAACCGCAGGGTGCGGGCGGTGATCCTGGCGCCCGCACCCACCCGATAGCCCTCAGAGACCAACTCCACAAGGGAGCATGAAGTGAGCACCAGGATGATCGCCGTCGACGAGGACGTTCGGGTCCTCGGCCACGCGAAGATCAGCATCGCCACCGCGACCACCACGAACGCCGACTTCGGCACGCCCAACGACCTCAACCTCGCCGCGCTGACCAGCTACCAGCCGGGCGACCGGATCCTCGCGGTCATCACCGCGACCACCGCGGGGACCACGGACACGACGGACTTCGTCGTGCAGGACGCCCCGGACTCGTCCGGGTCGATCGGCACGCCGGCGACGGCGGTCACCGACGGCACCCTGACGGGTGGCACCGGCGACCAGGTGACCGTCGTGTCGGTGAAGGTGCAGGCGGGGCGGCCGTGGCTGCGGTTCGCCGCGCACCGTGCCTCCGGCACCACCGACACCACGGTCGTGTCGGTCGTGGTGCTGGCCGTGCGCCGCAGCGGGGTCTGAGCCGTGCTGAACACGGCCGCGGCCGAGCGGGCGCTACGGCGCATCGGGCGGGAGATCGAGCGCCTCGCGGCGACCGACCCGGCTTACGTCGAGCAGGTGCGGGCGATGCTGCCCGCCCCGGTCGACCAGCCGGCGCCCGCCCGCCCGGCGAAGGCCACGAAGGCGGCCAAGGCGGCCGCGGCGAAGGCAACGGACTGACCGGTCGCGAGTCGACCTGCTGACGGAGGGGAGGTGACGCTGAGATGGCCTGGAAGCCGTCGTACGCGACGCTCGACCAGATGCGCGACTGGCTGCGCATCCGCGGCGAGGACGACACCGATGATGACGACCTGCTCACGCTCAAGCTCGGCGCCTCCTCCCGTGCCGTCGACACGGCCACCGGCCGCCAATTCGGCAAGGTCGCGTCCGCGCAGACCCGCACATACCCGCTGCGGTGGTCGCGGACGCTCGGTCGGCACGTCGCCGACATGGACGACCTGATGGACCTCACCGGCCTCGCCGTGACCATCGAAGGCGTCGCCGGCGGCGCCGACACCACGGTGGACTCTGACCACTACAAGCTGCGCCCGCGTAACGCGGTCGCCGACCTCATGGCCTACACGTACATCGTCATCAGCAACTCCGTTCCGGGCTGCGGCTGCCCGGCCGGGTACTTCTCCGGCGGCCGCAACTGCCTGCGCGAGCTGTCGATGACCGCGCCCTGGGGTTGGGACGCCGCGATCGGCGGCTGGGACACCTACCCCGAGCCGGTCGTCGAGGCCACCCTGCTCCAGGCGTCGCGCCTGAACATCCGCCGTGACTCGCCGTACGGCATCGCCGGCGGATCCGACTCGGGTACCGAGATGCGGTTGCTTGAGCGGCTCGACCCGGACATCGCCCCGATCATCGCCGACTACGTGCGCACCGGGTGGGTGGCGCGATGAACCTCGTCGACGTCGCCGCCGAGCTCGCCGCGCAGCTCGGCACGATCCTCGCCGGGCGGACGACACCATATGCGCCGGACACGGGACAGCCGCCGTTCGGGTTCGTCGTCCCGCCGGAGATTGGGTTCGACGTGAGCTATGCGCGCGGGCTCGACACGCTGCGGCTGTCGGTATACGTGGCGGTTGCCCGTCAGCCGATCGACGTTGCCTGGACGACGCTGGCGCCGTTCCTGTCCGGCTCCGGCGACAGCTCGGTCAAGCAGGTGTTGGAGGCGGGCGAGTACGACTCGCTCGACACGATTCAGGTCACCGGCGCGCGCGGGGTCGACATCGCGCTGGCCGGCGGCACGTACAAGGGCGCCGAATTCGATCTTGTGATTACAGGGAGCGGCACGTGACCACGCAGTCAAGCCACGGTCGGAAGACCAAGCTGTCCATCGCCACGGCTGACGTCTCGCCGTGGACCAACGCCAGCGAGTTCGGCCGTGGTGCCGACGCGGCGGAAACCACCGCGTACGGCTCGGAAGGCCACGAGTTCGGCAATGAGGACAACCTCAAGGCGCACACTTTCACGTGCTCGGGCTGGTACGACGTCACGGAGACCACCGGCACCGAGGCCGTTCTCGGCGGCCAGGAGGGACAGGTGCTCGCCATCGAGTACGGGCCCGAGGGCAGTGCCTCCGGCAAGCCAAAGCACACCTTCTCGGCCCAGCTGAGCAAGTTCACGCTGAGCTCGCCGGTCGCCGACATCGTCAAGTGGTCGGCCGACTGGAAGGTGTCGGGCGACGTCACCACCGGGGCGTACAGCTGATGGAGGCCGAGGAGTTCACCCTTCCGTCCGGCGAGACGGTGACCGTGCGCGGTTTGACCGGCATGGAGGTGGCGCTGTGTGGCAAGCGGAGCAACGCCACCGCCGACGATCCGGACTCCGTCGCCGGCCTGGCGCTCCAGGTCGGTTTCGCGCTGGCCGTCGAGCCGACGACCGTTCGCGCGGCCGAGGCGGCC